AACAAGCGCCTGTTACAGTAAACTACTACAAAGATGGCACAACTGAATCTTTAGTTCCTTCTGAGAACCAAGGTCGGAAAGATATTGGAAGTAAGTATACTACAGAACCGAAAGTTGTTCCACCTGTGGTAACTGTGGAAGAAACACCAGAGAAAACTATTACCACAACAACTAAGTGGGTATTGAAAGCTGTACCTAAAGATAAAGACGGTGATGTTCCGGTAGGTGGTAAAGTTGTTAATTACTACTATGTGAAAGAAGTAGATGTTAAGGAGACGAAGAAACAAGCGCCTGTTACAGTAAACTATTTCAAAGAAGGTACTACCACTCCGGTATCTCCAAGTGAAAACCTTGGAAAACACAACATTGGTGGTAACTACACAACTGAACCGAAAACTATTCCACCTGTGGTGACAGTAGAGGAAACTCCGGAGAAAATCGTTACTAAGACAACTACTTATGAGTTAGTCAAAGTTCCAGAGGATAAAGATGGTAAAGTTCCGTCTGAGGGTAAAGTGGTTAATTACTACTATCGAGAAGTGGTTAAAGAGGATGTTACTAAGAAATTTAGTAGTATTGTAGTTCATCATTACTTAGAAGGTACAACAACTTCACTCAGTCCTAGTTCAAGTCAACGTGACCTTGCGATTGGCACTTCGTATCGTACTGAGTCTCGTGTTATTCCAAGTAAAGTAGAGCGCTCTAAGGTAGGTAATAAAGAAGTTATTAAAACAACTACTTATGAGTTGGTTTCTGAGCCTGAGAATAAGACTGGAAACATTGTTCCGACTGAAACGGTTGTCATTTATTACTACCGTCCAGTAGTAACAACTGAGGAATATCCTAATGTACCAAATGAAGCACCAAAGGTTGAAATTCCAAGTTATGATGAGCCGATTGGAACAATTCCTAATGAAGCTCCTAAGGTTGAAATTCCAGAGTACAATGAACCTTTTGGCATCCCCGGAGTACCTGAAGTTCATGAGAAACCAAGTTATGACGAACCTGTAGGAAGTATTCCAAACGATGCACCGAAGGTTGACATTCCTGAGTACACAGAACCGATTGGAACAATTCCTAATGAAGCTCCTAAGGTTGAGATTCCTAGTTATGATGCGCCTATCGGAGTTCCCGGTATCCCAGAGGTTCACGAAAAGCCTAAATATGAAGAGCCTATCGGTTCCGTTCCAAATGAAGATCCGAAGGTAACTATTCCGAAATATAATGAACCGAATAGAACAACTCCGAAATATACTGAGCCGAATAAAACGATTCCAAACTATGCGCCAAATGTGGAACTTCCGAAGGAAAGTCCGAAGTTGTCTACTCCTAAACAAAGTGAGACACCGACTGAACTGAACACGTCAAGTACAACAGTAGTTCCAGAAAGTCATAAAGAAGAGTTACCAAACACAGGTTTGGAAGATACAGGCTCTCTAGCTAGTCTAGGTCTTGTAGGTCTTTTATCAACATTTGGTTTAGTTAAACTTCGTAAGAAAGATTAAATTAATTAGAGAGAATACCAAACGGTATATTCTCTCTTTTTTATATCTCAGAAGCCCCAGATTGCCCCAGTTTCAATTTTAACTTATTAGGTGGAGGGAAATTACACCCAATTATCAAACAAGTCTTACAGAAGCTCCTACAAGCTCAGAAAAGGTATTGCCAACTACAGGTAGTTCAGAAGTAGATAAATTATCTCCATTGCATGGTATCGTTCTGTTCGGTTTGTTAGTTCTAGAAGAGTTGAGAACGTCCAAAGAAGATTAGGAAAAAGTAAGAAAGAGCATCAGTTTGCTCTTTCTTTTTGTGATTTGCCTGAAAAGGTTACTTCTTTTTCTGTTGTTTAGCCTAGTAATACTTGCTAATTTTCGGATTTTGTGGTAAACTGAATAACAGAAATAACTGGGGAGAAAGTGAGTAAGGATAGCAAAATGGCAAAGAAAAAGAAGCGCAAGACTAGTAAGAAAAAGTCGTCAACATTTATGAGAAATATGGCTTTAATTGGGTTGGTTGGTGTTTCTTTTTTAGGTGGTGCAGCTTATGTTCTAACTACTCCTGATGCCAAAGCAGAAGAAGCAGTTAGAATGACAGAGACAACAGGGGATTTCATTAATCGCATTGGAGCGGTATCTCAAGAGTTGGCAAGTCAATATGACTTGTTCCCATCTGTTATGATTGCACAAGCCATTTTGGAAAGTAAGTCTGGGACTTCTGGTCTTGCGGTTGCTCCTTACTACAACTTATTTGGTATAAAAGGTTCTTATAATGGTGCAAGTGCAGTGTTTGAGACGTGGGAGGATGATGGTGCTGGGAACACTTATACTATAAATGATGCTTTCAGACAATACCCTTCTTGGAGAGCTTCTTTAGAGGACTACGCACAACTCTTACAGTTACCTTTATATCAAGGGGCGCACCGTTCGATAGCAGGGTCTTATGATGTTGCAACTGCGCACTTAACAGGTCGTTATGCAACTGATACGAACTATGCAAATAAACTTAATCATTTGATTGAAGTTTATGATTTAACTAGATTTGATAAAGGTTCAGCGGTATCTTTTTCGGAAGAGGGTTCAAGTGGATTTGTTTGGAACAGTTATCGTCGAGCTTTTACTAGTCAAACAATTTTAGACCAAGATAAGGCTTGGTTGGCTTATATTCAAGGGGAGTAGTTTATGTTAATTGATAAAGATTTTTGTCATTTAAGGTTAGGATTAGATACACTTATTCAAGATTTTCTAAGTAGTAAGATTTTGAATAAGCACTTACCAAAGATGAAATTAACTAGTGATGGTAAGATTATTGGTTCGATTTATAATGATCCAGTAAGAAAGAATCCAACTCTCCATTTACGGTTCTACAATCGAAGTAAACGCCAAGTATTTCAGTTGCTTGTTACCAATTACCTAGATGTTTTAACTTCCCCAACTGAGCCTTATATTGTTTATGTAGAGAGTCATCATCTCAATTCAATCCGGGAAATTGTAGAAGTCCGTCAATTTGAAGTTTCTCAAAATGGAAGACTTGAGGATTTAGTTGGTTTGTTAGACTTTATGAAGTATAGTTACTTGGAGAAACTGCTTCTGCGGTATCTGTATGAACTTTATCCGAGTTTGAAGGAAATGTGATAAGTTTATGCGTAAATTAACAATTAGCCATAAAGAACTATCAGAGCAATTAGTTTATCTATTTAAGTGGTTAGAAATTAGTTCTAGTGGGTTTGATTATTTTGAAGAGATTTCTTTTGAAAAAGATTATAGTTTCTCGTTAGAGGCTTTAAAAGATACGATTATTTTAAGAGTTTATAAAACTTCAACAAATTTATCTTTTAATACTTTGATTTTAAGTAAAGAGGGTTTAGTGTTAATTTTGGAGTTGCAATCCTTTAAGTACGGCAAAAAATTTGGTAGTTCTAAGGTTTTTGCTCAAGATATTACTAAAAGTTCTCTCGGTAGTTTAGAAATTTTATCGGTTGTAAGAGATATTAGAAACTATGAGATAGTTCAAGTGTTTTTAAAAGGTTTACAACAGTCTGCTTTTTAAGGATTTATATTAGGAGGTACTTATGATTAAAGATTTAAACAAGCAATTAGCTGATAAGCTATTAGATGTTTTAACTCAGTTTGAATATTTCCCAGATACAACGAAAGATAGACACTTTAAGGTAAACTCTACTTGGAATTTTGGATATTCTAAATTAACCACGGAAGAGTACACTTATATGCTCTTTAATTTAACAAATGTTAGTACAGGTTATGTAGTTCGTGAGTTATTTGTTCTTCGTGAATTTGATGAAGAGCGTGGTTTATTTACCTTTTCACTCAAATGTAATAGACTTTCTAAAGGGTTTGTTCAAGAGGTCTCAATATTAGAAAACTTAGCTGATATACGGCTTTTAGAAGTAGCCGAGTTCTTATCTGACTGTTTAACAGAACCTCAAATGCAAGCTTTGTATAGAGGTTTGGACAATTTTGTTTAAGGAGAGTAGGATTCGATTAAATGTTACAAACAACAGAGACTAAAATAACTTTTTCCAACGACTTAGAATTACCTTATAACCCCTATGTCTTCAATAGAGATTCAGTTATTGCTTACTCTATCCAAAGAGGAGATTGGACTCTGACAGAGGAACTCCTCTTACGTTTAATACCTTTTCTAAATGTAACTGAGGTCAATTTCGCAGGAAAGACTCAAATAGTGGTTAAAACCGCAGAGAACTTTTATGTGGAGATTAAATTCACAGAGAAAAAGATTACCTCAGTTCGAGTTATTCAGTTTTTCAAGTGTAAAACACAAGGGTTTGAATTGGTTACCTATAAAACCATGAGAGGGTATCTTTCTTGTGATGAGCTTCCAGTTTCGATTGAAGAGAGGGTTTCAATACCTTTATCTCAATTAGAGATCGAGTTAGGTGCTTTAATCTCCGTTATGTTGACAAAGTTTTATGGTTTTAAGTTTGAAATGCTTTTAGACTAAGAGGGTGGTATTTATGGCAAATACAGATATTGTAAAGATTCGCAAACGTTTAGTAGGTTTTAAGAGAGTACCTACTTTAATTGAAATTGGTAATTATAACGACTCTGTTCCTATGTATTATGTATTTCAATTAGACTCTATAACACAAAGCACTAAATTATTATCCCTTACTGTGACGGATGAGTTGGGTCTTCTTGTAACTTCTGATATATACTGTAAATTGGGTATTAACATGGGTTCTAGGAAAGAAACTAGCTTAGTTATTTTGTTAGCAGATTTAGTATTAGCGAATAAATCGAAGATTGTCTACCAAAAAGGTACATTGTCAAATATGTATAAAATTACTTTAGAATTAGATAGTTTTGAGCAAGGTAGACTAACTTATAAACTATTTGCTGATAATAAGTTTTATGCTTACCTTAATTTAACTTACAAAGGGATAGACCAATTAGGTTATGAAGCGTTAGGGTTAGATAATACTATTTCTGATACATTAAAAGATGCTATAAGCCTTATTTACTCTATTTTATTGAAAGACTATAGCAGTGAAAAAGAGTTGGTTTTCTTGTGTGAGAACCTACACAGCTATTTTACACCTACTCTTTACTCAAAACTAAGAAGTGAACGTTTAAATTTATAAAGAAGTTGTAAAGGTTTGGTTTGAATGATACATGACAGATTGGTGTAAAGTCATTGATTCTAATTAATATGACGTAGTTATAGGGTGTTTACCATTATATAAATATGGATTAGTAAGGAATTATAAGGTAGAAGCATGCGAGCAAGAAAGAAACCGATTGAGGTATTTGCAATTCATTATACGCACAATACGATTGTGGAAGAGTTTTTGAAGTTGCTGAGAACTAACGAAGAAGAACCTGTCCGGTACGACGAGACCGATAAAACAATTTACATTCAAAAAGAACGTGGAGAGATTGCACTAAAGTTTGGTAATTGGGTTATTCTTGAAGAAAACACTGATAACTGCTTTTGGGCAATTGACCATGAAATCTTTTTAAAAACATATAATAGAGTTCCACATACTGTTAATACTTTTGTCAAGAAGGTTTACGAAGTTGACTGTATAGAGTTTGAGTCTTTGGACGAAAAAGACATTATCGAAGTCCTTGACTTTGTAGGGTATAAACTCGAACGAGATGCTACTCTAACTCTTCTTCAGCGTAGCGAAATGATAGAAGAAATTAAGAAACAGGGGTATATCTCAATAAATACTCTTGAGGGAGTTGAAAAATTATTTCCTACAGAAATCTTAATTAGAGGGGTAAAGGGCGAATATTACCCTGTTAAAAGAACTAATTTTGATATGGTTTATGAGGTTATTGCTTAATCTCAAGGTTTATGAAATTAGATGTGAGGGTATTTAGTATGAAAGTTCCAGTTTTATTAGACGTTACAGAGATTCCGATAGAGTATGTCGGTCTGTTCTTGTTAATCGTTTTGTGTATAATTCTCCAAATAATAATAGACGGTAATAGAGATTAGGGGGTTTTATATGTTAGATTTACAACTATTAGATAAAGTAAATGAAGTGGAGAACCAAACCGGTCAATCGCTACTTAATTTATTATCTAAAGTTCCTTTAGGAAATGTATTGATTGCTTTTAAGGAGCTACAAGTTGCTGATTTAGTTGAGATGGTAAGTAGTGTATCAATATCTAAGTTGACTCATGGTTTAACTATCATTACCCCAGATGAAATTTCTCAAATTTCACCAGAGAAATTAAAGATTGTATTGAAATGCGGGAACATGCTTACGGTATAAAGACTTCAATCAAAATTCGGTAGTAGAAGCATCATCATCGCAATAAATAAATTGACAGAAAGCGAGTTGCAGTCTTTATTAGCTGAAGATAATTTTGAAGTCATGTCAGAGGTAATCGAAAAACTTGCGTTTGCTAGTGATAGGGGTATCTAATGTCAACAAACAACTTAATTAAACTGTCCACTTACAAAGGCGATTTTGGTTTTAAAGTACCATATCTACTAGAAATAGGAAGTCCTCAAGAACCGAATTATACTGCAATTTGCTACCCTATAGGAAATTCAATATTTGGAGGAAATTTTATTTTAGATATTGATTATATTTCTCCTAAGGGTACTTTTGTTAATCCTTATACTAGCTATGGTTTAAATTCAGGTTCTAAATCAAATGTCTCTCTTACAAAAGAAATTATAAAGATGATTTTTGATAACAAGTTAAAAAGAATGTATAATTTAGGTACGCTTTCTTGTGAGTTTGGTTTTGAATTTGAAGTAAAGACTTTAACTAATTCAAATTGCGGTATTGAACTGTCAGTTAGTGATGGGTCTAAGTTATTTGTAAACTTGAACTTCTACTCGATAGTTGACGTACTTAAATGGGACGATACTTTCCCTATAAAGAGTTTTTGTTTAAACTTACTATCTGATAATTTTTCAACTAAGGAAGATTTACATGATTATGCGACCCAACTCTACAGACTTAAAAAGTCTCTAATTGAACAAAATAAAGATATAGGTGGTGTTTCTAGTGGCAACCAATAAGCCTTGGACTCGTCAAAAGTTGACACAGATGCTTTATCACGCGTTTATTGGTTCATTGGCTGATAATGCGATTGAAATTGGTTGGGTATTATGTTTCAGTTTACTAGCTGATAAGAACTTAGTAGAAAGAATAACTGTTCTCTTCGGAGTCAATGATGCTTTTTGGGTCATTCTTTCTTCCACTTATTACACTGCTCGTACTTCAATGACTGCAACCTTACCTAAATTGATTGAGCAACAAGGTTTAAGCATAGAGTCTAAAGTAGTTAAAAATCATATTTATCTGTTCTATCTTATGCTTTTACCTTCCGCAGTAGGTAGTTTCATGTTTCTACCTAAACTGCTACTTATTTTAGGGGTATCTCCAATAGATTTACCTTTCTATATACCTTACTTCCAACTTTCTATTCTCTCGATTTTAATTGCAGCACCTTGGGCAGTATTTATTCCGTCATATCTGAGAACAAGAGGTCGAAGCAAAGAAGCTACAGTGTTAGATCATAGCATTGCTTGGTCTATGTTAATCGGTATCTTTTTCACAACTCATATCTTAAATTTGGGAGTGAACACCGCTTTAATTGTAAACATGATAGCCAATGCAATACCTCTTTATTGGTTCTTATGGAAGAAACCAATACCTCGTTTCTTTTCAAAAGGACTTGAATTTTCGTGGAAAGAAATCAAAACCTACTGGAAAATTGTTAAATGGGAGCTTGTGAGAAGACTCGCTCCAAGGGTATCCGCCATTATTGGAGTTGGTCTCACAATTACAATCAATCCAATTTACGCTGCAATTAAATACTGGATTTCAAATTTAATGATGTTACCTGAAGGTTGGGTCGATTCAATGGCAGGGTTACTAAATAGTCACGTCTCTCGAAATGTCGGTCTAAATGAACCTATTCCATATAAAGACAATAAATTTGTATTTTGGAAAGCTTCTATTGGGGCAGTTCTTTCGATAGGGTTGATTTATCTAATTGCTTATTTTGGTTTATCTTGGCTCCCAGAATCAATTTGTCAAGGTATTATCTCACCAATTATTTGGTTATTGTTACCCATTGAGATTATCACTAAACTAAGGTACTATATGTGGTTAGCAATTAGTCGCTCATATCGACACGATTTGAATGGGGTTGCTCAACTTATTTATGCAATTCCAACAGCTATACTGACCCCTGTATTATTGTGGTTGTTCTTACATCAATTGCAACTCAGCTTTGAGTCTATTTTCGCAGTCGGAGCGATTGTTGGAACAGTTCAGTGGTTAGGTGCAGAGTTTTATTTTAGAGCTAAGTTACTGAAAGGAAATTTATGTACTCAGCAGATTTAACTTGCGCTTCTTTCTTCGCAGGAGTAGGCGGTATCGATTTAGGGTTTGAAAATCAAGGTTTTCGAACAATTTACGCAAATGAATTTGATGAAAAAGCAAGAGAGACTTTTGCTTTAAACTTTCCTCACGTTAAGTTGGATGATCGAGATATTCGAGAAGTTTCCTCCGATGAGGTTCCTTCAACAGATATTATTGTTGGTGGCTTTCCTTGTCAAGCTTTTTCTATTGAGGGGTATCGGCAAGGTTTTCATGATGAAAAAGGTAGAGGAATTTTATTCTTTGAACTAGCTCGCCTTATAGAAGAAAAACAACCTCGTGCTATTTTCTTGGAAAATGTAAAGAATTTAGTGAACCATGATAAAGGAAATACTTTTAAAGTAATTTTAACAACCCTAGAAGAGTTAGGTTACTTTGTGACTTACCGAGTGATGAATGCTGCTGAATATGGAAATATTCCACAAGGTAGAGAACGCATTTACATTGTAGGGTTTAAAGATAAAACGGTGTTTGATTCTTTTCACTTTCCTGAGAAAGTGGACTTAACAAAGACTGTCTTTGATGTTATTGACTTTGAAGACAAAGTAGAAGAGCAGTATTACTATAGGGAAGATAAGCACTATTACCCTTTGTTAAGAGATAACATTGTGTCTGTAGGTAGTATTTATGAGTATCGTAGAGGAAATACGATAAGGGAGAATAAGAGTGGTGTTATACCTACTTTGTTAGCTTCTATGGGTACAGGTGGGAACAATGTCCCTATGATTTTGACAGAGAGTGGAGAAATAAGGAAGATGACCCCAAGGGAGTGCTTTAACACTCAAGGTTTTCCAAGTTTTTATCAATTTCCTGAAAAGTTAGCAAACAGTCATTTGTATAAACAAGCCGGAAATAGCGTGGCAGTGCCTGTGGTATCAAGGATTGCGAAGCAGATTAAATTGGCTTTAGAAAGTGAACAAGAAGATGAGTAAAGATAAGAGACAACAACTCCAACAAGCTTTAGAAAAGACTTTTGACAAGGTTATTGGTTTAACAGATAGTGTAAATGGTGAAACTATTGAGGTTTCTGCTAAATATTTAGTTTATGTAGAAGTAGCTAAAGACTTGGTTTATCTATCATTAGAAAATAAGAACTCAGGTAAGCGAGTTCATTCTCTTTATATAGGGGTGTCTCCTGAGTTAGATGTCTTCTTTGAAGGTGCAGTCTTTAGGAAAGAAAGCTCTTTACCTGCAAGTTCAAGAGAACATGTGGCTCAGTACGCTGCAAAGGGTTCTCCACAATTCACACGTGGATTTGAAGTTTTGGTAGATTCTATTGCAACTGATTTCCAAGTAGCTTGTTTCTTGAGTGCTTTAGAGGGTTTTATGTAGAGGATTTAAAAGGTGGGCTATGAGTAAATATAAAGGATTAAAAAGAGACCAACTAGAGCAGTTGGTAGTAGAAAAGTTAAATTTCTTCTTGAAATATTTAGAGGGACAGTCTTCTTATCCTATGGGTAAGTTCTCCACCGGTATCTTCTCTCCTTTTGGTGGCGAATACCTCATTTGGGTCGGTTGTTCTAAAGGTACTATTTCCTTTACCTTGCAAGACACTACTGGGGTTGATTACCACAATATCAAAATTGATAAGTTTGGTGGTAGCAGAAAAGTTGTAGAGCTTGCAAGTAGACCATTTAAGGATACTGGGGAAATTTGGTTTGGTAAGTCTTTCAGTCTTCGTTGTGATTGGGATGACTTAAAGAGAAACCCAAAAATGTTCCTAACACAAGCTTTACGTGTGATTAGAAAGAAAGACCAAGTGTTAGCATATTGGTTAGGGTTGACTGCTATTCAAGATTATTGTTAGAGAGGGTTTAATCTTTTACCTGCAAGTCCACCACCTCTTAGGTGGTGGGATGTAAAGGGATTGCTCCAATAAGTTTTTGATTTGATTGATATAAAACTAAATAAAGTCTTGACAGTTTCTAGTTACTGTGGTAAACTATACTCAGTTAAACTGTTAGAAAGTTAGTAATATCAATGGACTTAGATACAAATGCACATTCGGTCTTCTCGTTACATTATCATTTGATTTTAGTAGTGAAATATAGAAGACAAGTGTGTACTGATGAAATTTAGAATAGAGCCAAAGAGATATTTGAATATATTGCACCTACTTATAAAATAGAATTGATTGAGTGGAACCATGATAAAGACCATGTTCAAGTTCTATTTAAAGGTCAACCTAAGACAGAAATCAGTAAGTTCATTAACGCTTATAAGTCTGCATCGAGTAGGTTATTGAAGAAAGAGTTTCCCACTATTCGTCAAAAACTATGGAAAGAGATGTTTTGGTCTCGTTCCTTTTGTTTGTTATCGAGTGGTGGCGTACCTATTGAAGTTATTCGTCAATATATCGAAAATCAAGGGAAAGAAAAATGACTATTAAACAAAAAGTTTATAAATTCAGGTTGTATCCTAATGAAGAACAAAAACAGTTTTTTGCTAAAACATTTGGTTGTTCAAGAGCTATTTGGAACATGATGTTAGCTGATAAAATTAAGCACTATGAAGAAACTGGAGAAATCTTATATAATACACCAGCTCAATACAAGAAAGAGTTTCCTTGGTTGAAAGAGGTGGACAGTTTAGCCTTAGCTAATGTACAACTTAATCTTCAGGAAGCCTACAAAAATTTCTTTCAATCTGGTTTTGGTTTCCCTAAATTCAAGAAAAAGAGTCATAGCCAATCTTATAAAACCAATAATCAGAAAGGTAGACTTGCTGTAGAAAAAGGTTACATAAACTTACCTAAACTTGGTTGGGTGCGTGTCAAAGCACATCGTCAAATTGAAGGTGTTATTAAGAGTGCCACAATTTCAATGACGCCAACTGGGAAATATTCTGTTTCTATTTTGTGTGAAACCGAGATTACTCCACTCCCTAAAACTGATTCTTCAGTCGGTATCGACCTTGGACTTTCTGACTTTGCTATTCTTTCAACAGGGGAGAAAATCGGTAATGAACGCTTTCTCAAGCAGTTGTCAGAGAAATTGGCTGAAGAACAAAAGATTTTATCTCGTAGAGCTTTAGCGGCTAAGAAAGTAGGGAGAAAGCTCTCTGATAGTAGTAATTATCAAAAGCAACGAGTAAAAGTAGCTAGAATCTATAAAAAGATTGCTAATATGCGTAGAGATTTTCTTCATAAGCTCAGTACATATCTTGTCAAGAACCACGATATTTTGTGTATTGAAGAGTTATCAAGTAAAAATCTCATGAAAAACCATAAATTAGCAAAAGCTATAGGCGATGTTTCGTGGTCTGAATTTGTAAGAATGTTGGAATATAAAGCTAATTGGTACGAAAAACAAGTGTCCAAAATTAGTCGTTGGTATCCTTCTTCTCAGCTTTGTTCAGATTGTGGTTTTAATTCAGGAAAGAAACCTCTTTCAATTAGAGAGTGGACTTGTACCAACTGTGGAACTCACCACGATAGGGATACTAACGCAAGTATTAACATTCTTAATGAAGGTTTGCGTTTAGCGTAAATTAGAAAAAATAATACAACCGTAGGGATTACGGGGGTAGCTTGGTAAATTTATGTAACCTCTGTTGATTATTCAGCTAATCAGTAAGTCAGCATATTACCCAAGAAGCTTCTACCTCTAAGTGGTAATGTAGGTAGGAGTAGTTCACATGTACTAGTCAATCAAAAGTAAGGAGAGGTTACGTTGTGAAGAAGTTTGTTTTATATAATCCACGTATTGGCGCTTATGTTTCAAAACTCTCTTATTCAAGAAGAGACAAAGGGTATCACATTGAGTATACTCAAAGTAAGTTTGGGGTGCGTTTTTGGAACAGTACTTCAAGCGCTGAGTCACAAGCGCAGAGAGTGTTTGATTGGAATCGTGAAGTTCCTTTAGAAGTTCATCAAATTCAGTAGGTTTTTCTTGACAACAACTTTAAGTTGTGCTAAATTAATAAGTAAGAGTAATGAGTGCTAATGCGCGTTAGGGGATATTCCTCTTTTATGTTGATATCTCCTTCGATAAAGAACTTCAACTTCGGTTGGGGTTCTTTTGGTTTCAAGATAGTTTTACTTGCTAGTCAGTACACATAAAAACAGTAGAAGTCCCTCTAAAACTTCTCAGATTGTCTCAGATTTGATTTTAAATCTAATTTCGATAACTTATAAGGTTTAAATTTAAAATGGAATAGAGAGCGTTTTAGGAGTTTATTTAGATATAGTTTTCTAGTTGTCAAATATCTTAAATGAAGTAACCTCTTGACTTTCAAGGGTTTATATGTTATACTAAAAGAAAATTATTTAGAAAGAGGGTAGAGGATGAAGTTCCGATTTTTTACAAGAACAAATAGAAGTAAGTCTAAATTTGAACTATTGCTAAGAACTTTTATAGATATTGCAATTTGGACGGCTTTGTTTCGTTTTCTTAGTGCGGTAATTGGGTTTGGCTTGAAAGATGCTCTATTTGGTGGTAAATTTCAATTTCCAGTACAAGGGTTTCTGTTCTTTATATTAATCCATTCTGTGAGTTCTTTGTTAGTTTATTTGTTTTTCAGTCCGAAAGATATTACAGATGTAAATTTCAATTGGTTAACTTTTGTGATGGATTTAATCTTGTTTGTTATTGTATTAGTAGGTAGTTTGTTCTTTATTTGATAGAAAGTGCGGTTTAGACGGTATGACTAAGAGATACGTTGAAAATGAAGAGTTGGTAAACCCTTCACGTTATACACAAAATAAAATTGAGTCTTGGGATTTTTCTTTGTATTCTTGTTTTCCTCACATGATTGCTACAGTTACAGAATATGTGATTCGCTATAAACATAAAGGCGGTATCCAAGACTTAGAGAAAGCGAAAATTTGGTTAAATAAAGCTAAAGATTCATATAAGTATATTGCTTTGTGCGCTCCTAGATTAAGTGTTTCTGAATATTTAGAGTTAGCACCTGAAGTTAACAAAAAGAACTTTTCCGATTTATCAGAAGAACAGTTGGGTATCCTAAGAACTGCTCAGACGTTGACTATGAGTTTAGATAGTGAGCGTATTTTCAAAGAGTGTATTGAGATTATTGACACTTATTTGGATTTATTGATTAAGCAGGAAGGTGGACTGAAATGAACGTTTCAGAATTGATAGATTATTTATCGCAGTTCCCACCTACTAGTTCTGTGGAACTAAAGATTTCAGGATTTGATGATTCAGAAGAGGGTCGTTTGAACTTATTTGGATATGTGAACGGAGTTGGAAAAATAGACGGTAGTCTTCCGCAGTTAATTGCAGAGTTTGACACGGCAGAGCCTTACGATTGGGGTGATTAAGTATGTTTAGCGATTATTTAAAGCATAGATATCACTCTTTTAAATATTTATTATTTGGTTTTTCTATTATTCTAAGTTGGTCTGTGTTCTTGTTAGCTTTGAGTCCTGACTTAAAGAAAGTGTTTGATGGAAGTTTTGTTGGTATTAGTTATGAATTTGTATTAGTCATTGCATTGCTTTTCTTTGCTTATAGTTTCTTTAATTTTGTTACTGTTTTATTTTATATCTTAGTTGGAGATGATGTTAAACGAGATGCTTCAGGTAAACTTATTTATAAGTTTGACAATTTGTTTAATTTTATGGTTTCTAAGTTATATTTAAAAGAGTTTAGAAAATCGGTTGAGTTTTAGATAACTTTGGTATTTTTGATTTATTTACTTATGTAAAGTGAGGTTTGTTAGTTCGTTTATGATTCATGAATTAAAAATTGCACCTGAGTATTTTGAAAAAGTGGTTTCTAAAGAGAAGTTGTTTGAGATTCGTTACAACGATAGAAACTTTCAAGTTGGAGATACTTTAAAGCTACAGGAATACCAAGGTGGTACCTATACAGGGCGTATTATCTATGTTAAAGTAACTTACATTCTACAAGGTTTTGAAGGTTTACAACCGAACTATGTGGTACTATCAGTTCAGTTACTTTAGATGGGGTGTTGATTATGTTTTATTTTGTTTTAACTAGTTTTCTGACTTTTATTTGGTTGTATAGTTTAATTGAGGTAGGTCAGCGGTATCTTAGACTTGGTAAGTTTTCAACTTATTCTAAACATAGAGCGTTTTTACATTTTGCTTTTTGGTTTTTATGTTTATTTTGTCTTCTTTTGATTGTAGTAGATTTTGCACTTTTACAGTTTAAGGTTTCTAAACTTAACACAGTGACTTTTGAATATCTTTATAGTTTAGGGGTTTTTTCAACATTGTGGTTTTATATGAAGGATGGTAAGATTAAATTTTGATTATCATAGGCTTACTTTAGTTTAGTAGCTTTGTTTGTTTAAAGCAGTCTCCAGAACTTTAATATTATTTACAACTTTCAGATAAGCAAGCAAGTTCAGCGCTATTATTTAACTTAATTTATGCAGGTTTATCTAGTTTAGCTATGATTTTAGTTTATAACACTAAGTGGTCATATCAATTAGATTTGATAGCCCAAGTTTTGATGGTTGTAGGTACTTTAATTTCTCTTAGATTATTAATGAAAGGATAATTATGGCAAAAAAGAAAACAAAATTCTATGCAGTTCGTAATACGAATCAGATTTTCGAAGATTGGAAGTCTTGTGAAGCGATTGTGAAAGGTTTACCCGGAGCAGATTTTAAGAGTTTTGCAACAAGAGAGCAAGCAGAAGCTTTTTTACAAGGCACTGTTGTAGTTCCTAAAGAAAGTTTAGCAGTTTCGTATAAGTCGAGTAGCGGTATCTCGGGAAGCATTCAAGTAGCAGAGGAAATAGATCCATTTACAATGGGTCTAAATGGTTTTGTTTATGCGGTTGACGGTTCTTTTAACACAACAACGGGTGTTTATGGTGGAGCTTTTGCTTGTTATGATAGTGGTACTTTAGTAGGAAGTGGTTCGCAGTCTGGTTCAAAAGAGAATTTCGCAACTGCTCGTAACGTAGCAGGTGAAATTACTGCTTTTGGTTTAGCTATAGAAGATGCTATTAAAAGAGGGTTGACTTCGATTACGGTTATTTGTGATTATGAGGGTATCTTCCGTTGGGCAGCGCCTAGTACCGTTAATGTAAATGGAGTTGCTTGTTGGGGAGCGACAAATAGCTCTCCCATCTCGAAATATCATGCTTATTTGATGAGTTTAGCTTACATGAGGGGTCTTCATCAGATTGATTTTATATGGGTTCGAGGTCATAGTGGTGTGTCTTCTAATGAGTTAGTAGATAAGTTAGCTAAAGAGTCTGTAGGTTTATAGGGGGTAAAAGGGTTTTATTATGTTTGAGCCATTTGAATTAAAAATAGGTCATAGAACTTATACGATTACTGAAAAGGATCGTGTTTTGTTTAACGGTAAGTGTTATCAATTAGTTACTCAGACTTATCGACGTGGATGGAATCTTATTACACCAGTTTTGTCGAAAGCTAAAGCGGAGAAGTATATTAAACAGGGATTTCTTGTTTATGCTTACAAAACAAATGGGTCAGGTATTCCTATGGTTTATTATCGTTTCACAGGTTGTCCAGAAATTTAAAAGGTGGTTGTTGACTATGCCAAGAATTGAAGAATTACGAAAAGATTATTTAGTAAAACAAGGTTTATATATTATTGCTTATTTGTTTGTTTTAATGGCGGTTGGCAGTTTGTTAAATTTAGATTATAATACAACACCGTTAGATTTTTGGATTTTTCAGGTTTTGACTTGGATAGGTGTTACTCGTTTTACTTTTATCTGGGGAGGGTATCTCTCTGTGGAGCGTGATTTTTTCCCAGAGTTAGATAGGTATTTACTTTTATACGTGGAGAAATTTGCGCAAGCAGATTTGAAAAGGTTATCGAAAGAGAACTCAAATAGTTACGGTTGTTGAGATTAATAGATTTGATGTAGTAGGGATTTTTTACCTCTTTTTATTATTGACAAATTTTATTTATTTTGATATAATAAAAAATAACTGATTTGAGGTAGGTTCCGTTGTTTAAACTATTCAAAACCAAAGAAGACCGTGATTTAGCGTTCGTTTCAAAGATGTGGGAGCGTCCTAAGCGAAAAGATAAATTAAGGGAAGTCTTAGGTCAATCCCAAACTCTTTTTGAAATGAAAGCTTATTTGTCAGACTCAAATCTCAATGAAAGTTTTCGTTATATTGGGTGGGGTCATGAATACCAAGTTCTTTATTTAGCAGTTGATCATGAGAATAATTTAACTTTGACAACTACTCCAACGTGGTATCTCGCTTGGTTTCCAATTTCTGTTATTTACTCTGAGTATTTTCCAAGGGAGGGGATGCTTAGAAAACGTATGGGTATGTTGGCAACTCGTTATCTATCTGAATTCAATCAGTTGTTGAGTGAGGTTTCTTCGTTAGAGTTAAAAATTTCAAGCACTTATTTTGGAGCGTTATACTTAAATTTTGAATATAGAGATTAAAGAGGAAAATTTTATGACATCCTTATTCCAAGACTATCTAGGTAATAACCTACTGGAGGTTATAGCTCGTTCTACGGTCTTTGAAGACTATGTTCTAACGAAAGAAGAAGTCCACCAAATTGTGAATACACATTTTGAGCAGTTGCCTTTTGGTTACAAAACTAGAAAAGAAATTCTAAACTTGTATGAAGCTTGGATTTTCGTACATTTATTTAATTCCGATGATATGGGTTTGACTACCTATGAGGATTTACATGAAATTATTTCAAACGGAGTTACCGATAAACCTCAACTAGAAGGTCACTTCCATTCTGAAGACTTTTCAGTATTGATAAGGGGTACAACGTATCAACCGCCTTCGGTATCAAGAGATGAAGCACAAGCTGAATTCAATAGAACTTTTAACTTGCTAAAAGAGGTATTAAGTTCTGACTACATTGACCGGTACGTTAAGGTTGAACAAATTTTGATGTTCTATGTTTACCTCATGCGCAGACAGTTCTTCCACGATTGTAATAAGCGAACTGCAACTTTGTTCGTCAATTTGTTGTTTAACCATTATGACTTAAACTGTTTCCTTTGGTTTCCAACTTTAGAAGAATTAGACAAAGTTTTAGGTAGGTTGAAGTTGTGTTATGAGATTGGAGATTTCGGTATGGATAGTGCCTTTGTCGATTATATAAGTTCACAGTATCTTGTAGACTTAAGTGCTTAAACCCTTGACTTTCAAGGGTTTTTGTGATATACTGAAAGAAATTTAGATGAAATACGGAGTTAAAAATGGATATAAACTATTGTAAGTATTTGACAACATTACCTTTGATGATTCGTCCTTTGAGCGGTTATGGTTCTTGGAGGGGTATCTATTCTGAACCAGTCTTAGTTTTTGATGTAGAGTCTGACTACGTACCTATTTCGACACTAGAAGATGCTTTGTACGAGTTAACTTCTGGTAGAACTTTTGAGGGTTATAAAGGTGGTCAATACAGTTATACAGATTATTCTCCTTTGCATTTTGAAAGCGCGTTTAACGAATGTGGCGATAACTCTATTGTAGATTATTTGTCTCCAAGTTCAGTTGCTTATTTACAGGGTTTGAATTATGACTTTGATTGATTTAAAACAAGGCAACTGCCTTGAACTTATGAAAGAGATTCCAAGTAAAAGCATTGACCTTATTTTGTGCGATTTACCTTACGGAACAACTAAGAACAAGTGGGACAGTGTAATTGATTTGGAGTTATTGTGGAAACAATATAATCGTATTATAAAAGATAACGGAGTAATTCTCTTATTCGCTCAAACCCCTTTTGATAAGGTATTAGGTGTATCTAATCTTAAAGATTTGAGATATGAAATCATTTGGCAAAAGACAGCTCCAACAGGCTTTCTGAACGCTAAAAAGATGCCTATGAAGGCGCATGAGAACATTTTGGTCTTTTACAAGAAATCACCAATATACAATCCTCAAATGACAAAGGGTCATCCAAGAAAGGTTACAAGCAAGTCTAGTAGGAAGAGGTCTGTAGAAAGACACCAAAGTAAAGCAGAGGTTTCTGCTACAAACTACAACTCTTATGGAGAAAGCCAAGTTGATTATGACTCTACTGAGCGGTATCCACTAAGCGTTCAAGTTTTCGCAAAGGATCAACAGAGGGAAAACTATCATCCCACACAAAAACCAGTTGCTTTATTGGAATGGTTGATTAAAACCTACACCAACGAAGGTGATTTAGTCCTAGATAATTGCATGGGTAGTGGCTCGACTGGGGTAGCTTGTGTGAATACTAGTCGTAACTTTATTGGAATGGAACTAACTGATCAATACTTTTATATTGCAAAAGAAAGAATTGAGAAGGCAGTAAAAAAGAAAAGATGAACAAAAGACAGAAAAAGAAAACAGGAGTTATTCTCCCCAAGAAGATTAAGGACTTGATGCGAAGATATTCTGCATTACACTTAAATCAAGACGAATTGGGTGGTACTTATGATTACGGGTATTCCTTTGATGACCGTGGGTTCGGCAACGGTTTAGCTCCATATTCAATCCTAACGGATAAGACCAACTCCTTGATTTATACAAACTGTGCTACTCTATATAAGTTTGTAAACCATTTGATAGGCACTTGGTACGGACAATATGAGTGTGGCTCCGTAGAGAATTGTAGGAATTATCGAATTGTTTCCAAGATTGATAAAGAAGTTGAATTTGTAGAACAAACCCCGTGTTCGGTGTCCTATTTCGTCCACCAAATGGGTTTGGATGATTATTACACTGGTACGATTTACATTCCTCTAAGGAATAAGAAGTTTTTAGCTTATGATTATACCTGTTAGCTTAGGTTAAGTAGAAAGGAGCTTAGATGTTTGTTATTTCACTAGATAAAGAAGAACACAAGCACATTCATGTTTGGTCAAGAGAACTATTAGGAGCGGTATCCTCAGAAGACAAAGTTCCTGAGATTTTAGTTGATTTGATTTGTGAGAAGCTACCTGAACTTAGTCGTTTGGTTGATTCTATGGATTTGTTGTTGCAAGTAAATGAGTCTTTTTTCAACAGAGCTAATTATGCTTGTTATTTGTTTGAAGCACAAGCAGAGGGTAGAGCTTTTGCACAGTTTGTAGTAAATTATGTAGATAGTTTAGATTAAACGAAATCATAAGATTTCGTTTTTCTTTTCCTTTGACAAAAGTAAATATTTTTGATATAATAAAGAAAAGGAATTAGAAAAGGATTGATTGGTTATGTCAGAAAGACAAATGAAATATAGTAAACAAGATTTTCAAGTAGGTCAAACCGTTTACATTGAACAAATTAGCGCTTCTTCTACTTATATGGTAGATACAATCGGGAGAGTAAAAGAAGAAGTAGTTGCGAAAGTTGGAACTACTTATATAACAACCAATCAGAATCGGTATCGCTATATAGATGGTTTGGTTGCTGATTCGTATGCTAAAGATTACTTGCTACATTTGACGAAAGAAGGTGCTGAAACAAGTGCGTTGATAACTCGATTAAAGAAAAATATTCTATCTAAAGCAAATTTGAATTTAGTTGAGTTTTTGACTTTAGAGGAGCTACAAATGATAAGTTCAATTTTAACAACTGCAGAAGAGCGCTTGAATGGAGTAAATTAAATGAAACCAATAGAATTTACATTAGCACCAACTCTAGTAATTGAAACACCTAAAAGTTTAGAAGAGTTGGTTTTTGACTTAATTGGTTACAGTTATACAGTGCAACATCTTAAGTTTAACTCTCTGAGTGAAGTGAGTGCTTACCGCATACAAAAAGCGCACTTAGAACAAGAAGATAAGGTTTATCTTTTCAACAAGAAAACATTGGAATTAGCATATATTCCTAAATTTGGAGTGGAAGCACTGACTATTTTATTTAGCACCAAGGGTATCTCCGTTTTGGAAACTCTCCCAGCAAATCCAGTAATTTAAAGAGGTATAAAAATGAAACTAGAAGAAATCAAACAGTACAAAGTAGGTTCAAAAGTTTTTGAAACCAAAAAAGAAGCAGAAGCTTATTTGAAAGAACAAGAGATAGAAAAACTTCGCCAAAACAGTTCTCAAGTTGATTTTTCATTAACTCCGATTGTTTATTATGAAAACCTCGTCTCTATAGATGACCGTGGAAACTTAAGAATTAAGGCTCGTTGGTTTAGTCTAGATGATGCGATAGCTGCTATGGAGAACTATGCAGACTTTTTCCGAGAAAAAGGAACTGGTTCTATTAGAAAAGTTACAATCTCTTTATCTGATAACCCCTCTCAAGGTACTGTCTCAGTCCATAACGAGACAGTGGTAAGAAAGTAGGTATCTTCAAATGAACAAAAGAATTAAACGAAAACATGTAACTAAAGAAAACAAAAACATGATGGAGAGTACCTTAAACTATTTAAAGATGTTAGGTTTAACTCCATTTAACATTTCTTACCCAGATGGTTACTTTGTCTTTGAAAATAAAAACCCGTATGAAATAATGCACTTCCAACTCAAAGAAAACCCAGAGTTTTTGTTTGGTGTTTGGTATAAAGAAGTTAATTTGAAAACCCCAACTAGAGTAGTGAAACTACCTGTTATTTTTGGTGAGCGCCTTTGCATTTTAGATAAGTTCAAACCTTCACGATCAGAATGGTCTCCTTTGTACAATAATTATATTGATAAAAATATGGAGTTTGGCACTTCTGATTATTGGTCTACTTTGCAACTACTACCAGATTTTGTAAAAACACCTTGGAATTATATTCCTTATGAGACGGAAGAAGAGTTTTTAAAGTTAAAGGATTACTTCAAATTGAAAGCTCAATATACAGAAGAAGTGTCACAGTTGCTTTATAAGAAAGTAGAAGAAAAGCTGAAAGAATTAAACATCCCACTCGGTATCCTTGTTTCCGATTCGTTTTGGTCTCATAAAAACCTTTATCTGATTTTCGAAGATGGTACACCTCAAGAACAACTCGACAGTAGTTTCGAGAAGTTAGATGAGTTTGTTCAATTTGACTTAACGGATGTAGTTGAAGAACTTTCACGTTCAGCACCTTATACAGAGTATGTTAGTATTTATAGTTCTGAGTTTAACTGGCACTTAAACTATTATTGGTTTAGCACGAAAGAAACTCTTGACAAAGCTAAATCTATGTCCTTTATGGAACTAAATAAACAGTTTAAAGACCTTAAGTTAAAAGGCTCTAACTTTGTACGTTTGATTGGAGAATAGATAATATGGAAAAACGCTATGACAGCGAAATCTTTCAGATTTTGCACTATTTCAATAGCTATTTGGATAATAAGTCTAAGGTAGAACTTAGAAAAGCAGAAGTTTGGGTATCTTTGATGAAAAAGTCGATTGATGAGCTTGAGCTTTTCTCGGAGTTTTATGTACCAGACTTTTATCGTTCTATTTTGTGGAGATTATTAAACGAACAAATTATTGAATTAACGGGTACACAAGTGTCTTTGATTGAATGTGTTCATGCAAAGCGTAGAGTTTCCACTTATGATGACTATGTGAAACTAGCAAATATGTTGTCTGCTCTTTATGTACAATTATCAGAAAGTTAAAACTTAGAGGATTTTGAGTTCTCTTTTTATTTGACAAAGTTCATCTTTTTTGATATAATAAAGAAAATTGATGAGAAAGAGATACACTTCATGAACACAGTAACAGTAAAACAATCCGACATTCAAGAGCTTTTATTTTATGCTCAACAAACTAAAGTAGAGTTTTACTTTGCAGGTTCTGGGAAGAACCCTTTAATTGCTTTTTTGGAAAAGTATGCAAATAACTTTACTTATAAGTCTTATAAACTAGGTCTTTTAGATTGGACTAAGAAGTCCGATTTTAAGTCTCCTTACTACAAAGGATTTTGTACATTTGAAGAGTTTAGAGCCGAACGTCAACGGGCTAATTCTCCTAAATATTTATCAGGTGTTGTTGTAGACTTTGACTCTTACTCTTATTCAACAAGAGATGAAATAGGTACTTATCTTATTGAGTTTTATGATAAGGGTATCCAAAATCCACATGAGTTTGCTGAGGTTTCAGTTGCGGATTTAGAAAGTCTAGTCAGTTTTGCTGAGAGTAGTGGTACTTCTAATTACATAAAACATGAAGATGGTAGTTTTGCTTTAAATGTTTTGTATGCTTTTGTTTTGGCTTATACACCAAGGGAGTTGCATTTTTGTACAGTAACTTCTACTGATAAGTCAACAGGGTTTGCTACTAAAACTTTTTCTCTTATGTCTTTAGCTAAGTTCAAAGAACTATGGTACAAACTAGATCGAAAATATGAGTGTGATTGTAACTGTGATTGTGGTTGTAACTGCGATTGTGAGGGTTATAAAGAAGGTTACGACTTGTCAACTATACGTAAGGTTAAATCATTAAAGGACGGTCACACTTTTACCTTTGAAACACCTACGACTACAGAAAAGTACACTCATTGGGTATCTTCCCCTTCTGATTTGTCCTAATTCATTCTCAGACCGCCCTAATTTGCCCCAGTTTTGTCTTAATATAGTTTGAGGTAGAAATAGACCTTTGAACTTTAAAAATCGAATAGAGAGCAAATGAGAGCGTTAAAATCTGTTGTTAATTTCTTAAACAAGCCTTGCGCTTGTTTTTTGTTTATGTTAAACTAAATCTATTAGAACGGAGGACTTAACTTGGAAAAACTTGATTTAATTGAGAAAATGCGCCTAATTCTAAGGCACGAAGTCTTGTACTTTTCTCTAGATAAACCAAGGCAAAAAGAAACACTTGATGCTTTAGATTGGCTTAATTCTGAGGAAAATTGTAAATTGGTTTCCGAGGATTCTGTGGGTTTACCTAAGAGAATTTGGGTAACAAGAACTGTAGCAATAAAGGAGAGGTATAAAGATGTTTTTAGGCTTACCAACGTTGTCTCTTTCTAATAGAAAAGTAGAAGAAATCTTTGATTTACTTGACTTTTTTCTACTTTTTTGATAAACTAAGATTATAAATTTGATTTTCAGAAAGCAGGTTAGACGAAAGTGAAACGAAAGTTAATTGCTCGCATTTGGCGTAAAGAATTGGATAAGCAATTTAAAAACATGCCACGATATGTTGAAAAAGAAAAAGTTCAGGTAGGTCATTTAGCAGGGTATCTTAGGGATTTTCGGGATACTGATTTTAAGGTAATTTTATCTGCTTGGGGGTATCAAGTAACTACTGACGGTTTTGTATTTATTCCTGAAGCAGAGGTTTCTTTACTGTGTTCGGAGTCTCCATTTTATTTAAAGATTAGTGGATTTTTTGAAACTTTTGAATTTACAGACTCTGATAAAGCGGAATTGTGGTTATTGCGTAGAGCGGAGACTGCGTACTTTATAAAAGAAGATGCGGTTATGAACTTTTTATTAAGTTTAGTAGTTGAGATTCGGACTGCAAAGCACAGAAAAGAAGGTGGGTTACAAAGTGTCAAATAAGTTAAGAGAGATGGCTTCCCTCTCCGCAGGAAAGCGTGAAGAAAATATTTATAAGGTTTTTGCTTACTTACATACAAGAGAGCAGTTTCACCCAGTCAATTTAAGAACAAGAGTAGTGGTATCCGATAAAACCATTGCATCATACTTGAGACAGATTCAAGAAGCGCAGTGTTTAACAGAACCTTACCGCAAGCGTTTATTAGAGTTAGAAGCCACACAATCATTTAAAACAGAAAGTAGTTCTGCAAAAGAACTGTCTATTTTAGATCGTTTAGAAAAAGAATGGTTGAAACTTGCAAAAACTGTAGAAAGTAATGGCATCAAAACTGAAAGAAGACAACAGTTAGAGCAGTTTGTCTTTACCAAAGAAGATGAATTAGAAACCTTATGGCAGCGGTTAGAATTTTCAATGTTGTTTTTTGAGTTGGTGAAAAGTTGAATAAATTAGTAACAATAGCAATTTACTTTATTATAGGCACTTGGTTAGTGCCTTTATTTTTGATTTTAGGTAGTGAGTTAGTTAAGTTCTGGTCTAGTCGAAAAGAGAAAAACTTGACAAAAGAAGATTAAGTTTGGTAAACTAGTAGATAAGATTAAAAGAAAGTGAAGTAAGACTGAAACATGAAGAAATTATTAGTATCAGGTGCAGTTTTAAGCGCCTTTGCTTTAAGTGTAGGAGTGGTATCTAGTGCTTCTGCATCAGAAAATAATAATGCGACAACGGAGCGTAGACGTGCAGAGGTAGTTGATCACTCAAGTGAAGCTGCTCGTAGAGAAGCCGCTCAAAAACAGGAGAAAGAGCAAAAAGACCGTCGAGCAACTGCGAAAACGGACTTATCTATTCGAACAGAAACTCGTAAAGTTTATACGAATAAAACAGATAACTCTGCGGAGAAAGAAGCAAAAGCTCAGAGAGAAAAAGAGCAGAAAGACCGTCGAGAAAATGCAACAACTACGATTGCAATTGAGCATAAAAAGCGTGAGTATGTGAATACGGATATTGTCAAAACAGATGATGAAGGTGTTCATGACTTAAAAGTTTATGATTTTAAAGGCAAGGTACTTGAAATTGATGGTAAAGTTGTTACCGTTAAGTCTGATTTAGCAGGTCGTCAGGAAATTGATTTCAAGACGAACAAGGGACTTTATCGCATGACAGTTCGGGTATCTTTTGGTCGTGCGAACTTAGTCAAGGCTCCTTACTTGGTAACAACAGGTATCAATGCAAATACGACTTCTAAAACTGAAGGTTGGATTCAAAAGACAAATGGTCGTTGGCAGTTCTTGCGTAATGGAAAACCAGTTGAACATGATTGGGTAAAAGACAATGGTAAGTGGTATTATCTAGATAAATTTGGGGATATGCAAGCTAACGGTTGGTATCATTTGAAAGGTTCTTGGTATTACTTTAATCATTCAGGTGAGATGAACGAAGGTTGGCTTTACTATAACAAGAAGTGGTACTATAACATCCCCGGTTCAGGAGCTATGGCTTATGAGTGGGTTCAAGATGGTGAGAAGTGGTATTACCTTCAAGGAGATGGTACGATGAAAGCCAGCACTTGGTTTGAAGTAGGTCGTAAGTGGTACTATGTTTATGATAACGGTGAGTTAGCAGTAGATACTTGGGTTGGAGGATATCGTGTAGATGCAAGCGGTGCTTGGGTACACCCTCGTATTGACCCAACAACTTACTACGGTAACTAAAAATTAGGTGGCAAAGAAGTGCGTAAGATAGTTCTTGCGCTTTTCTTTTTGTTTGTGCTATAATTAAAAATATTAGAGTTTAAGTGAAAGTGTAGAGGTTTTTGAGTGAGTTTACAGGTGAAAGGACAAGGAAAATTCAGAAAGCATAAGAGCTTTGGTTTAGTAGGTTGTTTAAGTTTGGCTTTCTTTTTTGTAGGGATTTATACAAATACCATAGCGGTATCTTCGGTTTCTGCTGATGTTATTCAAGGTGGTAGTGATATTCATGATGTGGATGTTCATAGTAAATCTG